AAGTAATAGGAGTTGACATGAGGTGTTATTTTCGGACGAACTGGGAGGACTGCTGCCTGAAGCCTCCTATAATACTTCAGGATTTGCGGATGAATTATTCAATGTACAAACTGTAAGTGCAAGTTTAAACATTATATATAAGTTCATGCAAATCAATAAAACATTTTTCACTCAGGTAATAAACATTAGGAATACTAGCGAATTGGAGAGAAAAGGTCTTTCCATACATTACATAGCAGCATCTATAAATAATGACGAGAAATTAGTGTCAGCAAAAAGGATAGACAAAGGCGACAATCCCTACGGTGTGATGATATATACAGATAATGATTACGTGTATTTCAAAACGACGAAATTAGGAGGCTCGATTTATTTCATCGGGTGTAATGTCAAGGTTGAACCTGTAGAAAGCCTTCCGCAAGAAGCCAGAGAGGTGCAAGTGTTCTGAACACAGGAATAAGTTTACCACTTTTGGTTGGCGAACATTAAAGTTTGGTCATAACACCTCCACGATTAATGTCATATCGTGGAGGTAAATTTTTAATTATTCTACTGAGCCTAAAATCGTATACTCTATATTTGATTTAGAAGATCCATAAAATGTTATGTCAAATTTTCTTCCGGTGACACCCTCACACATAAAATACAAAGCGGTATCCTCAGCTTTTACTATTGGATTTATTCTAACAAGAGGGTTTGTAACATTAATTAATCGCATAGTTCTTGGAGGACTGCTGCCTGCCGTTACCATGACGAACAAAGGTATTGTGAGACAAAATACGCTTGAGTCTAATACAATCACATCGGTTGAGAAAGGGAAAGCTTATAAATTGACGAAGGCAAGTACTGAAATATCCCATACAATCTGTTGCTTGATTGTAGGCTATTGCAAAGAAAACTTTATAATAGCCATAAGCTGTTCGAATAAATTCAATAGCATATCAATAAGGAATATAATAGGGAAGCCTTTAGCTATACAGTTTTACACGGACAAAGAAAACATCTATTACACGATTGATACTGATGGAATAGCTTCAATGACCCTCATTACCAATAACGCTGGAGCTTACTATGAACCATTATTTACAGTCTCGGAGATTAATGTAGAAAATCTAACTCCTATTCCTATAGAGTAATGGATATAGTGACTAACAGGAACACTGCGGATAAAAACAGTGTTCCTGCAGTATGTTTATTAGATTATTTTTTTCCAACTTGACCAATCATTAGAATACCATTTACCTCTCATATAAAGGACAGATGATTGAGTTACAGCAAATTGAACAACTGGATAATTTGCTGCATTAAGAATGGATCTAAATGTTAATATTTGACCGTCCGCATTATCTGGAACATTTTCCGCACTCTTGGAGTATCGGTAAATCTGGAAATTGACAAAATCATTCGCATCAGTTCCTTCTCCATGAACAGTGTTTGATGTTTTCAGGTACATTGTGCTCAGTTTCAGCAGTCCTCCCAGAACTGACGGATCGAGGTTTTGTGATACATTAGCCGAATTGTCCTTGATTGCTTGTGCTATGTCTATTGTTTGCATAATCTTTTTGTTTTAAGTTTAAAAATATTGTTCGTTAATCCCATCCGGGCTGCACGTTGTTGGTCGTCCACAGGTTGTTCGTCTGGTCGTATATGACGATGCACAGCGTCTGGTTGCCGATGTTGATGGAAGACACGGTGTTTCCGAAGTCCCGCTGTATGTGGCCGGACAGTGTAATGTTTCCCGTGGACCTTTTGCGGATGAAGTACATCTGCCCGTCTTCCGCCCCCGACGGGAGTGTCAAGGTGATGTTGGAGCTGTTGACGCACAGGATGACGGAGTCCATCAGGCTCAGCGTCTGGCTGGCGTTGACCCTCCGTGTCCGGAGCCTGAACCCGCAGATGTCGCCCTTGGGGACATACAGCGCGTGGTTGCCGTAGCTGACGCCTGTCTTTTCGTCCATGCCCGTGCGGCCTATCCCGGTCACGGATATATAGGCGCCGATGTTCGGGCGCATCGAGCCGGTCTTCTTGTTCTCCAGCCTTGCGGCGGCTTCGGTAAGCCCGAACAGGCTGAGCAGCCCCGCCCCGATGAACGCGTAGCAGGAGGAGTCGCCGACCCGGATGAAGTTGCGGTTTATGGACAACTCTCCGAACGTGCCACTTCCCGCGGCACCGATGTAGCCGTCGTGTATCTCGAACCCGCCTATCGTGCCGTCCTTGGCATTGATTGTGCCTGCCACCTCGGCATAGTCCATGTAGACCTTTCCTGTTTTCCAGTCCACGTATACCCTCGGCGTGAATGGGCATCCCGCCTGTCCGAGCTTCGAGGAGTCGAACTGCCGGTAGTCGGTGATGACGGAGCCTCCCGCATTCTTGCCGTACTGCGAGAGCATGTAGTCGCCCATGAAGACCGCCGACCCTATCTTGGCGAACTGGGCGAGGAACATCTGCGTGCACAGCAGCGGCCAGTTCTGGTACGCCGCCCACACGCGGGGCAGCGTGCCGTTGGCGATGTACGTCTTGGGGTTGACGCTGGTATTGCCGGATACCCGGCTGCACCACATGTACACCGTGTCGTCCAGCATGATGACCTCGCCGTTCTTGAAGGTGAGCGAGCTGCTCCATGCTGTCTCCGGACGCGGGAAGATGATGGGGTTCTCGCACACGAGCGAGACCGTCTTGCGCCCCACCTCCACCGTGCGCTCGCTATTGCTGTGGCACACGACCAGGATGTTGTCCGCCTCGGCATACTGCGTGGACGGCCACGCGTACTCGTATCCGGTTACGGCAACGGAGGGACGGTAGGTGTACAGCACGCTCTCGCCGCTACGCACCTGCAGGGTGAGCCAGGCGGAGTACGGATTGCGGTTCTCGCCGTCGTTCGCCCAGAAGCGTATCCGCAGCGGGGTGGAAGCCACGTTGTACGCCGAAAGCGACAAGGCCTCGGGCGTCACCTCGATGTAGTAGTCGGGCGCGGTGGCCGTTATCTTGTACATTGAACTGAGCTGCATGGCGTGTGGGGTTAGATGTTGTACGATGCCGACACGATGAAGCTCAGCCCGCCCGACGCGGAGATGATCTCGTTGTAGGAGGTCGTCACGCTCTTGGCGGTGAAGGTGCTGCCGGTCTTGCCGCTCAGGGTGAACTCGGCCCCCTTGTTGTCCCACACCGCCCAGTTCCAGGTCGACACGAGGCTCTCGTTGTCCTGCTGCGTGCTCCGCTTGACGGGCACGGGCTTGATGGTCGGCGTCTCGCCCGGCTGGCAGCGGTCTCCCGTCATCCCGGTCACGTCCCAGCGCACGTCGTAGGGGTCGCCGTAGTCGGTCACCGGGTCGTAGGCGGTCGCCACGACCGAGCCGCCGGCGTAGATGTCGCAAGCCACCACGCCGTAGCTGTCGATGTCGTCCCGGGTGATTTTCTGCGTCGCCGCCGTACCGAGGTTCCTGTTGCCTGTCGGCTTGATGATGTACCACTTGTACGTGATGCCCGTTCGGTCGGTCAGCAGCACGCCGTCTTTGTATATCTGCAGCTGTTCGGTAATCGATGACACGTCGTTGGTCAACGCCGACTCGTTGTTGTTGACAATGACGGCGGAATACTGGTTGCCCGTGCTCTGCTGGATGATGACATCCTTGCTGATGCCCTTGAACGACACGGACGAGCCGGACACCTCTATCGAGCCATCGAGCGAGATGCTGTCGTTGTCGTGGTTGGTGGAGGACGCCAGGTTGCCCATGACCCTGAGTGCCTGCAGCGAATACTGCTGCCCGCTGATGTTCACCCTGTACGCGTCTATGCGCTTGAACTTGCCCGCCATCCCCGAATTGGTGCTCAGCCCGTTCGAGCCGAAGGTGAGGACCACGTCGTTGTACTTCCACACGTACTGGTTGGGTACCAGCACCTGCGCGTTCGACTGGTCTCTCAGCACCGGGTATATGGTCGGCCTGTCGGATTCGGCCAGCGAGGCGAAGTCGGGGATGTACTTCTCCGTGCCCTCCGTGTACCGCTGGATGAGCGGGTAGCCGTCTACACGCAGCGAGCCGCTGATGGTGCTTCCGTCCATCGATGCGATGATTCTGAAAGCTGATGAAATCGTGTTTGCCATTGCCTTATTCGATTAAAGTTATTGTTTCTTCCTGTATGGTCTCCTGTCCCGTTTCTTCCGGCACGTCCGGTTCCGGCTCCTTGTCCGGCACGGTCTCCGGCTCATCCGGCACGTCCGGTTCTTCTTCCGGCTGGGTTCCGGATGGTTGTCCCCCGCCTCCCGTATCGGGTGCGGGCTGCTCCATCAGCACCTTCAATGCCTCTGCCGACAGGAACTGCGCGCTGAAGTTGTCCAGTCCCTTGGCCTCGTTCTCGGCGAGGATGATCCTGCCGTCGGGCACGCGCGGCTTGTACGTCGTATCCGTCTGCCCGGCAATCTCTTCTTCTCTTACCAATAGATACCTCATAATATTCTGTAATTAGTTAGTTGAACACCTTGCTTATGACCGCCTTGCCGCCGCTCGTGACGACCTTGCCCGATTGGGTGACAATGGCGTAATTCGTGAACGTCTCCACCTCGCACCACACCTCTACGGGATAGCCCTTGTCGAACCCCTTGGATGCGGGCGTGAAGGACACCTGTTTGCCCGTGCCTATCACCTTGGCGGACGAGCCTGTCTTGCCCGACTTTCCCTTCCACGTGAACCGGAAGAAGTCGTCCTTGCCGGTAATCTCCTGCCGGTTGTACGTCATCCGGCATTCGTAAATCACGGTGCTGGTGAACGTCGAGTTCATCTTCGCGCCCGCCTTCTGCACCACCACCGGCTTGAGCGTCTTCGGCATCTCCAGCTTCAGGGTCGACGTGCACTGCCATGCGCCCGTGGGAGGGGAGGAGGGCTTCTGCGCCCCCGTGGCGTAATAGGCCGCCATCACCCGGTAGCTCTCCATGCCTTCGGTCAGCCGCGCGTCGATGGTGAGTTTCTTTCCGCTGACGGTGGCATACAGGTCGAGTTCGTCCTGCGTGAAGCTGCGCCATGCGCCGTCCTCCTTCTTCTGCCACCAGTAGACGGCGTTCGCGTCGGGCACCTTCTCCGTGCCGTTGTACAGCTGGGCGTTGTACGTCACCAGCCACCTGCCCTCGCTGTCGGCCACGGCCTGCAGGGGGTCCACGGCATACGAGTTCGGCATGTCGGTCTTCAGGGAAAAGTTGGCGCTGTCGAACACGGAAGTGCGCAACGCGACGCTCGCCTCGTAGCGTTCGGCCACGCCCGTCTTCTTGTTGGTGATGTAATACGTGCAGTACAGTTCGACCGGGTCGTCGGCGGGAATGTTTTTCTTTACCTTCAGGCTCCATTCGGGCATGCCTGACGCCGAGACCTCGTATCCGGCGGTCTCATTCGTGATGCGGTTGCTGCCGCCCTCTTTCGGCGCGCCCTCGTACCATTCCGCCCCCGTCACCGTCTGGCTGCCCGTCATCACCCCCTCGGTGTCCGCCGCCGAAAACCACGGCATCAGCACGCAGGGGAGGATGGAACGGTCCGGCTCGTATTCGTCCGTGTCCTTGTTGTAAGTCTGGACGGGGTTGCCTGAGAGTATCCTTATGCCTCCCATGCCGGAATGCCCGTCCGACATTGAAATGATGGTCTGTTGAATCGATTTAAGCATATCGTCATTTTTTTAATTGATTGAAAATGTATTCTCGGCCAGCAGTTGTAAGTCTCCGCCCACAGGCACGAACACCCTGCAGACGAACGCCAGCTGCCGGTAAGCGTAGCCGAAGCCGCTGCCGACTCCGTGCGCGTCGCTGTTGTCGATGAGTATCACGTTCTTCTTGCCCTCGACGTACTGAGGCGACCAGGCGTTGTCCGTCGGGGCGTCGCCCGAATCGCGCAGCCACTCCACCTCGGTGCCCGCCGTGGCCATCAGCACGTCTGTTATGTCGCGGTTGCCGTGTTTCACCCACGCCTCCAGCCGGACGCTGACCTGACCGACCCGGCATACGTAGTCGGTGGGCAGGTTGAAGTACAGGTAGTAGTTCGGGTCGCCCTCCAGCATCACCCATCCCGCCGCGTTCCACTGCGGCTCCTCGGTGGTCTTGTCTATCAGGCAGCCCCACAGGCACCCGTAATGGGTCACCGTGTGCTGCTCCAGCAGGGTCACCGTGCTCCCGTCGGGCTGTGCCGACGTATGGGTGACGAACCGGTAGGGGCTGTCTCCCTGTGCCACCGCCAGCGACCACTCGCCCCGGCTCACCCGTTTGGGAACCACATCGCCGTTGTAGTCGAACTGGTAGAAGTTCTCCGCTATGATGGTCTGCGCCACGATGCCCACGTCATCGGTGGACACGGGCAGCCTGCCCAGCGCGGCCAGGTTGGGCAGCTTGCCGACGGTGAGCGCGTAGTTGTAATCCTCCAGGATGGGCTTGTACACGTTGACCAGGAACATCATGCGCCCCTCTCGTGACGAAATGAGCCACGACTGCGCCCGCTGGTTCTGCGGATCGCCTTCTGCCGGCACGACGGCGTTGCCCCTGCGGGTGAGGTTGTATCCCGCCGCCGGAGGATAGTTCTTGCCGCCCGGCACTTCGCCATCGGGGTACAGCACTACGGTCAGGGCGTTGTCGTTGACGTTCTTCGCCACCACCCGCATCCACGAGGTGTAGTAGTCCGTGCCACCCGTGAGCAGGCTGTTGACGATGCTGTACACCACGTCGTCCGTGCCCAGGGAAGTGATGTCGTGCTCGGTCTCCTTGCGGATGTACAGCTTGTACGTGCCATCGTCCACGGTCTCCACCCGCTCGATGTGCCCTGCGTCGGTGAACGAGTAATCGCCAGCCATGGCGGTAATCTCGTTGATGATCAGCTCCATGACGGACATCGACCCGCGCACCTCGATGCGGTCTGCCTGTATGCGCCCGTTCGTGTCCGCGATAATGCCTTTGCCCGCAAGGAACGAATCGATGGCTTCGCCCACCTCGATGCCGCCCAGCAGGCGGAGCAGGTACTGCGTGCTGTCCTCCTTGTCCTTGCGGAGGAAGGTGGACAACGACCTTAACGCCGAAAACACGTTGCTGTCAGACGCCGGAGTTGAATCGTTGGTCTTGATTACATACACGCCTGACCCTCCGCCTCCCGTGCCTTGATAGGTCTGTCCGTTGTATACAATCGAGTCCACCTTGTCCTCAATCTCGTTCAGGCGCGAGTATTGCGCACTCTCGCCAATGGTGTATACCGGATTGTCATAAGGAATGTCAAGGCACATTTCCCAGCCTATCACACGTGATATGCGGCCTTCTTCCCCGAAGAAGCCGGGATTGACAAGGTTTATCTTCTGGCCTACGTCAAATGTGCGGCGTATCATGTCCTCCTTCACCCAGCTCCATCGCAGAGTGACGGTGTATGTGCCGTCATCCACCTTGGTCTTGTCAACGTACTCCTGTGCGCGCTCTTTCAGTTCCTGTTGCGCTTCAGGGATATACAGGTCTGACACCATCTTGATGTCGAATCCGTATAGGATATACTTGTCTCCGTCCTCCGGCTTCATCACCTCATCGGGAAGCCTTCTGCCGTAGTCCTCGTTGGCGACAATCTCCCAAAGCTGTTCGGCGGGATTGGAGCCGTTGGGGTTGAACGTCACTCCGAAGTCCAGCCCGTTAAGCTTGCCCGACTGGAACACGATGCGAAGCTCCTTGCCTTCAAGTATGTATTTCTTATCGAACGTCAGCCCCGTGTCCTTGTACTGGTAAGCCTTGAATGTTCCGGTCTGTTCTCCGCCTTCTCCTTCAATCGCCCTGTCCACAGGCTGGACGTCCGAAAGCGTGCCTATACGCTTAGGATAGACTTCATCGAAGACAACGATGGCTTCGACCACTTCAAAGGGATGCATATCCGGATAAGCATCTATGTACGGGGTGTCCTCCGGCATCATCAGCCGTTTCTGCACGATTCCGTTTACGGTAAGGTCTTCGTTCGTGTTCGGACGGTAATTCTCCGGTATGTTGCGGTCGGAGCCGAACGCATAGATACGGGTGGCGAACGTGCCCTTGCTCTCGTTCCGTGTCATGTCCGATGCCTCCACACCGGTTTCAATCTTGACCGCATCACCGTGCTCACAACGCCCGAAGTGAATCACGTTCTCGGTCACCCACACGTCACAATCCCATGCGTTTTCGCCACCCATCGAGAACAATGCGTCCAGCAGATGCATGTTGTCATACGTCATCGCCACCGCCTTGTTCCCGACTGTCGGGTCTATGCTGTATTCGTAAGGAACTCCGTTGTATGTAAATCCAAGTTCGGAAAGGTTGCGCAGGAATACTCCCAACTGCACGTCAAGCGGCGCGGTGAGCGACCAGCTCGCTTCTCCTGCTGTATTCTCAGGCGTGTACTTGAATATGAAATTGTTCCACAGCCAATAGTATGCGTTAAGTCTTAGCTGGTATTCGTATGCGCTCGTGGACGTGTTGTATGTCGGGTTCTGGTTCTCGGTCACATAGTACATCTTAGCCAGCTTTCCTCCCAAAGCGTCATCGAACACGCCACGCAAGTCCACATACGAGCCGATTTTGAAGTCAATAGGCGTGCGCAGCTTGAACGGAAGCACGATGTAGTCGTGCTGCATCAGGGAATAATAACCTTTCGCTCCTTCGTTTATAGCGGTTTGTAGGAGCGTTTCGCCTGATGCTGACCTGATGTCTATTTTTGTCTGTGTTGCCATGCTTCAAAATTACCTATAAGCGTCATAGGGTAGGGGAGATTCCATATCCTATATTTTCACCAACGGGATTTAGTGAAAAATCTTCCCCAAAGTTCGCCAAACAGTTCTTAGAATACGAGAATCTTCCATTCTGATACGAAACAATGAAGGGATTGTTCGTTATTCCCTGTCTGCCGGGTTCGGCTCGGTGCATTTCATCGTGAAGTGACCGAGGTCACGGCTTTTGCTAAGCCCGTATGAAATGCTCTTGCCGGTATAGACCATTTTGTACTTCTGTGTGCCGAGTGCCGGAACCCTTATGGTGAACATCCCTTTCTGCAATTCAGACTGGAACGCCGACTTCTTGCTCCGGTAGTCTGTTTCCGAGTTTCCCATAATGGTGAACCCCAGTGTTATCTCCCTTGAATCCACCTTCGGGTTGCTTGTGTCAATGCGTATGCCGTCCTCCAGCCTGCTTTCATCCTCAATGTATTCCTTCATCGGAAGCGGGGCGTCTATCGTGTCAAGGAATCCTTCACCTATGTTCACGCCCCACGTGGTCCATGCGTCCTTTTCGTTTATGTATAGTTCTCCTGTCATATTCTTGATGTATTTTGTTTTACGATGGCAATGTCGGCCTTTATGTCCTTCAGGTATTTTGCAGAGTTCCCTGTATTTTCGTTTATCTGTTGCAGTTCCAGATATGACTGAGCCAGTATGTTTCTTGTATCTTCGGCTATATTATGTGAACCGTATATCTGTGAGGTCAGTACGGATATGGAACCGGAAAGTTGTGTTATGGCAAGTGTCTGTTGGTCCGTTGCCTGCTCTATGCGCATGTTTGATTCGGCCACAGCCGTGAATCTTCCGCTCACTTCCGAAGCCTGGTCATGCGTCATGGTCTCGAATCCTCCGGAAGATGCGGACTGCTGCTCCTGTGCTTCTGTATCCCAACCGAATGTCTTTTTGAGGTTTTCCCGTTCTTCGATGAGTTGGTTTACCAGGTCTTGCTGGCTTTGTCTGAGCGCGTTTACTTCATCTTCCGTGAAAACCTGGTCTTTTCCTGCTTTTTCCCAATCTTTGTACAGTTTTTCTATCTGTCCTTTATATTGGTTTGATATGACGGACGCCAATATGGACTTGCGTAGGTATTCCTCAAAATTGTCCGCAAAATCTTCCGCCGACATTTCCATATCGGACAGGTTCTCTATGAACCCGTTGTAAAAACTGTCAAACGATATTCCTGTGACGGCCTCGCTGAGCGCATCCTTGAGTCCATCCGATTCATCCCTGCATTCGATAATGTCCTCCAAGGCAGTACGGATGTGCTCGTCTATCTGTGACCATGCTTCAGGCATCTGTGTCATGATAAGGTAAAGCTCGTCACCGGTAAGGCTTGTTAGGTCTACAATGTCGTCTATCGTCTTGTCTACGATTTTGCCCATTGCCGCAAAGTTTTCCGCGCCGACATTCTTGTTCGAGTGCCAACCGGCCGAGTGTGAGTTCCAGTCAGCCCCGTACCTTGTCGAGGCCTCGGCGATTCGCTGTAGGTTCCGCACTTTCTTGTAGTAGTTGTCAAGGGCGAGTGAAGCCGCGTCGATGCTGGCGAATCCTCCCCCGAACTGCACCAGCTCCTTCGAATTGTCTATAATCTTCTGGTATGTACTGTTTATGGCTTCAAGCTGTCCCCTTACCTTTTCATAGTATGCCGTACCGTCCGGACCGAACAGCTTGCCTATTGCGTCAACGGCTTTCGCGGCACCGCCTGCCATGCTCATTATTCCTCCCGCAACATCGCCAGACATGATTTGACCGAGCCCAGATGCTGTCTGTCCCAGTCCACTAATAGCGTTCGTTATTTCTGTTATATTGGAATCCTCAACACCGAAAATTGAAGCAATGCCATTTCCGAACTCGCCAAGTGCTGGAGCAAAATTTGTTACAGCATCCCCGATGATTGTGACACCTTCTCCTATCTTCTGCGTGTCTTTATCTGCTGCTTTCAGTTTGTCAATACCCTTCTGCATGTCGGAAATGAAAGACTGCCAAGGAGACTTGCCTTTCAGTTCCTCTTTCAGTCCCTTCAGTGCATCGGTCAAACCCTTGATACTGATTTCGCCCTTCTCTATCTTTTCGATGTCATGGTCTGTGAAGCCGGCATCCTTCAGTTCATCGGAAGTCACGGCTGTATTGTCGCTCTGCTTCGTGCCTGACAGATACTTGACCAATAACTCGTATTTGTCGATAATACGTTGTATAGAAGACACGGACTTCTCGCTGGCATCCTCGAAAAGGTCGGCCATTGCACGGGTAGACTTTCCATATTGCTCATCAAGTTGTTCCAAGGCGGCTTTCTTTTCTTCCGTTTTGATGGCCATATCTCCGGCCGTTTTCGATTCGGCAATCTCCTTGTCGTACTTCTCGATGATAGCCTTTCGCTTCTGTTGGTATGTGCCGTATCGAATGAGATATTCGTTCCATGCCCTTTCCTGTTCGCGGATTTGGTCATTTATCTGTCTTTCCCGTGTAAAATCATATATAGCATCAAACACAGATGTATCAACAGAGATGGAAGATGAATCAAAGGATTTTTTCTTGTAGCTTGGATTTTGCTTTGCCTTAAGTTCTTCCTGCGCATCAAATATCTCCTTCTGTGCCTGAATAACGCTTTGAATATAATCCTTTTTCTGCTGCTCGATGGCTTGCAGTTCTTTCTTGTTGTTAAGTTTACGTTGTCTTTCAGTTTTTTCTGCACTATCTTGTAACGCATCAATTTCAGCCTGCTCCACTTGATTTTCAAGGTCTATTTGCTGGCGGATGCGTTCTTGGGCTTGCTTTTCTTCTAATTCGGAGATGCGTGATTGTTGAGTAAGTATTGAGTTCTCATATTTTACAGTTTTTCCCTTTACATCTCCACCAAGGTTTTTATATGCTTTCTCAGTAGTTTCTACACGTTTCTTAGCATCCTCATATTGCTTGCTTGTAAACTTATCTTTGTCAGATTCGATTTTCTGCAACTCCTTCTTTGCCTCCTCCCAATCCTTACGGGCTTGCTCGTAATCTTCGGCGTAAGAGGTTCGCTCGCTTCGGGACTTCTGTTCAGTTTCGAGGGCTGATTTAATCATGCCCAACTGCTCCTTGGAGAACTCACCACCAAGGGATGCGACAATGGCAATGGCATCCTTACCGGAATCGCCAAGAGCTTTCATGGATAAGGTTATCTCATCCAATACAGACTTGATGTCTTCATCTTTTAGTGTCTTGATGCTTTCAAGATAAGAGTTAACGAGAGGAGTGGAAATCTGAGCCTTTAGACTGTTTACTATTTGTGTTTGCGCTTTGATAGCATCCTCCACGTTGTCGCTCGCCCAACCGTTTCCATCCATATCAACCAAAGATGTAGATGTACCGCTGGCACGTACTTGCCGATAATGATTCAGGCGGTTTTGTTCAATTCTCAACTGTTCTTCCAAGGAAGAAGTGGAACGGCGTGCATCTTCTTCCGCAATCAACCTCTTATACTTAACAATCTCCTTTAAAAATTCCGTTTCAGTCGTGTAGTTCTGGAAAATAGTCGGGTATTCAGCCTTTAGCTTCTCAAAAGCGGCCAACCGTTCGCCTTCGGCCTTGTTTTGGTCTTGGATGGTAGAAATTAAGGCATCTACAGCTTGTTTGTGTTCTTCCTCCTTCTTGTTGTGCTCGTCCATGATGGCGTTGAAACGCTCTGTTGCCTTTTCCGCTTCCGAAGTCCGGGTAGAAAGGACCCATATAGAGGTCGCCAAAGCTGTCACTACTGTAGCTACCGCCACATACGGATTGGTCAGCATAGCGGCGTTAAGCAATAATTGTGCCTTCCGGGCAATAACCCTCGCATTGGTCAAAGCTACTTCTGCTATGGTATGCTTGCTTGTTGCAACGGTAGCCAACATAACGGCGGTGCGGTATGTTCCATAAGTTGCCACAAGTCCTACCAATACCTTGCCGACTGTTTCATAATTCTGAATCAATGAGGTGGTAAGTTGTATTCCATCCATGATAACTCCCTCGGAAGCCTGCCCCATTTCGTTGAACGCGGCATCTAAGGCATCCTGCATCATGGATAGTTGCCCGTTGATGGTCTTGGAAGCATTCTCGGACATCTGGTAGAACTTGCCGCCTGCGCTGGTGGCGTCGATGAATGCCTGTTGTACCATTTCTGCGGAAACCGTTCCTTTCGACATTTCATCTTTAAGTGTAGCAATGGATTTTCCAGTCTTTTCGGAGATGATTTGCAACGGGTTGAATCCGGCATTAATCATTTGGTTCAAATCCTGTCCCATGAGTTTTCCTGCGGCGGACATTTGCGAGAAAGCCAAAGTAAGTGATTTGAATTTAACGCTGTCCCCCATAGATATGTCGCTCAATGCCTGAAGGTATCGCACCGTATCTTCCGCTTGGATATTGAAACCAAGCATCATCTTTTCGGCGTTCACCATGTCTGTAAGGGTTAGCGGAGAGATCTTTGCCATTTCTTTCAGTTGAGCCATCAGACCAGAAGCTACATCCTTTCCAACCATCGTCTCAATAGCCGTCTGCATAGACTGGAACTCACCACGGACACGGACAATCTGTGAAGCCAATGATTTCAATGCAGTAGCTCCTCCGATTACACCAAGCATCTTTCCCCACGACAGAGAAAGCCCGTTGTTGATTTCTACCGTATCGCCTGCCTCTTTCTTATAGAGAGAATACTCATCCCTGAGTTTTTTCACCGAAAGCCGAGCTTCAGCTTGTTGCTGCGTTAATCCAAACAATGCCGCTTTCTCTTCATCGAGTGCCTTGCGGGCAGCGTTGTATTCTGCCAGCTTGCCGGATGCTCCTATAGGATTATTCTTCAAAGCCGTGCGATAAGCGTCCCCAAGACGTTTCACATCAAACTCTATATCCTTGATGACAGCTCGTTGGGCAATAATCTTTTCAGAAAGTCCGTTTACCGTCTGGGAAGCATCGTAGATTTTCTTCTTGAAATCATTCTCAATCTCAGCACCGGCCTTGGCTGCTTCGGTTACCAGCCCCATCATCTGTTGTTTTGTAGACGCAAGTTGCGTTTCAAGCGTTTTTGTAGCCGCTGGAGCACTCCTTGAGTCCATCTTCTTCAGTTGGGCTTCCAACTTCTCGCACTCTTGGCGGAGTTTTACAACTTGTTCCCAGTCACTCGATACCTTGAAATATAGTGTTGCCATATTTTACTTATTCGTCAAATTTTCTGTTCTTGAAAAACTCTGCATCCGTAACCTCCCGCATTACATCACCGTAAGCAACGCGTAATTTGTCTTTCTGCATGATTACCAAATTGCGATATGGAATTACCTCCACTACTTCCGTGTAGGTCAAGTGAAGGTTGTCCATGAACGACGCAATCTGTCCCAACAAGCAATCATTGCCTATTGTCGTTGCCTTGCTGTCAGGCTTGCTACGTTCTTCGCTAAAACTGACAGCTTCAAAAAATTTTTAGTGGACAGTAAGGAGTAAGCTGATTCAAGACCGTCTATAACTTCGTCCAGCGTCCCGTTTGACAACTCTTCAAACAGACTGTCATTACCTTGAATAAACCATGAAAGGGCGTGCGCCAATGGTTCTACATTGTTGATGGAGGCAAGCAGTTCCTTTATGTTCTTTCCATCTTTCACGTCTGACAGCCAATAAGCCGCTCCAGCTATCTTCTTGATTGTAGGAGGTGTAACTATGTACGATTTACCATTCACAATTACCACCTTGAAATCCATGCCAAGAATGGCACTGCTCACTATTTTTGCTGCGTTCTGTTCCATATCCTAAACCAAAAAGGCGGTGAGCAATCCACCCACCGCCGTCCTGAAAACAATCTAACTTTGTTCAATCATCCTCCTGCTGAATCCACTTTTGCTCCATCAAACAGGTAGTCGGAAGCCACGCCGGAGTTCGGGTTGTCCATAGCTACTGCGGTAACTCCTAAGCCGATATTCTTCTCCTGCTGGTCGCCCTTACCGATGATGGCGGCGTTGGAGAACACAATGTAGTTTCCGGTCTTGGTCTGCCCGACGAGGCCCTTGTTTACAATGTTTGGCTCGGAAGCCGCCGACCAACCTTCGTCCGTTCCAACCTTAGCACCTCCACGCAGGGCAACCAAGTCTTCCAACTCATATTCACCCATTGTGAAAGTGATTGTTTTTGCTCCCTTGGCAGTTACGTCACGGTAATAGATACCACCTGTCAACTCGTTGATGTAGTCTGTATAGGTGGGGTCATCTTCCGTATAGCCCCATGTGTCTTGATGGGAGTTCCCTACTTCAGTAGCACTCGATAGCCACGTTTTCAGCGTGGATGCGGTCACAGCGGCAGAGAAAACGTCGCCGTACCATATCTTCTTAATTCCAATGAAAGGTTTCAGTGCCATATCATTTTACATTTAATACTTGAAACAATAATCTTACATTCACATAGTGACACTTCAAAGCTGTGTCCGCTTCCGTTCCGATTTGGTCAATCGAATAATAGTAACTTGACCCGTCAAACTCTCCGACTATATCATCCAAGACTCCCTGCGCTTTCCTTTCAAGTTCCTGCAAACGGATAAGGTTTGCCATTCCGTCCATGTCAGGCACACAGAGGTTTACTTCCACAAATCCCTTCTTCCAAATGGCTTCGGGTGATTGTGACTTGGCAATGATGATTACCCTTTCAGAGGATAGTTTCTTATTCTCGTCGGGGATATTGCCCGATTGGTAAACCTCCATGCCGAAAGCCTCGCAATCTTTGTAGAGGATGTTTGCTATGTCGGTGGTTACTATCATTGTACAATCTCCCAATCTTCTGCAAATACATCACTAATGGACGGAACCCATGAATCAGCACGTCCAGTATTCTCATTGTAGATAAGACACTGGCTTGTGTAGTCAATGAAGCCTTTTCCTTTCAGGATAAGGTCTTTGGCTGACTGCGGAAGCGACTGCATCTTCGGAATAATTTCGCTCTCAATATGAGACTGCACTTGCTTTATAACGAATAGTCCTTTACCATTCCAACCTTTTCTTCGGATTGCACCTCCTTGCTTTAAAACTTCAATGGCGTCACCGAAATCCATTGCGTATGATAAATCATCAGATTTATCGTATGTTTTCTCGAAAATGTCTGGCTTACAAGGATAGAACTCGCCGTTTACGCCTTTAATAATGTAATCGCCATAACTTGCAAGCATCTTACCCTCAAGAGTCTCAATGTACACACCCAGATAAGGCTCGTTGGTGTTACCATGCTCATCTATCCCGAAATCCGGATTATGCTCCAGTGCGGGAGTTTCACCCATAAATTCACATACTTCATCGAAGTTATCTACTTTAAGCTGAATAGCTTCAATTACTATTGGTTTCTTTCTATACTTCATTTGATTTCCTCCTTCAATCGTTTCTCAGCAAACAGGGCTGCGCCACTTAATACTTCATAACCCTTGCTTTCCACATTCGAGGCATAGTTATAACCCTTCGGGCTTTTAGCGTCATTCTTCAGTTCCAAACCTTCGTCTGATACAGAGTATTTGTTTGATTTTCGGAGTGTCCCAGTGCGGTTTTGATAACTGCCATGCTGCACGGCATACTCGACAGCCTCTTTGCCGACTTTTTCCTCAACTTCCTTGACTTCGCTTTCGCCCTGCTCAAAGAAGCTATCCACGTCCGAAAAGTCAAAATCTACTCCAGCCATATATCGCAACGTCCTTTCAGCTCCTCCGAATAACACTCGGCATTCTTGATTACCTTGCCCTCGCCAATCATTTCCTGCGTTTCCTTATCCAAACACTTGACCATCGTGTCCAATGCCAGCTTCTTGCCCTCATATACCACATGATAGGAATAAACCCACAGTTTGCCGTTTACTGACACCTCCTGCATTTGGGAGTTGTCATGGCAAAAGCATTCCGTAAGTTCGTCCCACGATTCGCCACCCGTACCGGGTATCGGTCGCCCGTACTCGTCATTCTCCGGTAGAATAACCGTCCTTACTTGTAATATGTGGGGTGCTTCGTCCAGCATTATAAGAATCTCACTTTAGGTTTGTCTGTGTTCAGTTCATCGTCCAATCCATATTTCTTGCACAAGAAAGCATAATATTCCTTTATGCCCGAAATATCCCAAGACTGGGATTTGGAATGGCCGTTCTCGGAAACGGATTTGGAAGTGGCACGAAGCAACAAGGAAGGAATGAAACCAACCATAGCTACCGACACGAGGCCGATATTCTCACCCGTCAGTTCATCTTCCCCGTTAATCCCCGATGACAAGGACATTTCCAAGAGGTCAGCTTCCGACACTGTGATGCCGAAGGTCTGAAACTTGCCCTTTATGTAGTCCGCTACCGTCATGCGTTCATCGTCGAAAGGTCGAAGTTCACAATCAGGTTCGGGTTCGTTATCTGCGGAATCCACTCGGCGGTGTACTCCAGATAGCGTCCGTTGTCGTCCTTGTAGCCGCAAATCAGCATGTCGCCGTCCGCCTGCGTATAGTTCCGTCCAGGTGTCGGGTCGGTAGCCTCATACGGCGTATGGAAGCGCATATAGCCGATTTTGTCCTGCGGCAAAAGGGTGATGTGGTTGTCGGCGTAGATTTGCACGTTCTTTCCCGTCTGGTCTTTCACGTAGTCCTCCTTGATTTCAATCGCCGGAAGCCCGATGCCGGTGAACACCTGCGATGCAAGCTGCGATGTAATCAATCCGGTGGAGAGGTACATCTCATTGCCGGAAAGCTGCATCTTGAACTTGTCGCCGAACTCTGACGAGCCGATGATGTTCTTAATGAATGTGCCACGGGACATAATCATCTTCGGGAACACGCCGTAGTCCGGAGCCAGCGCATTGATTTGCTGTTGCAGGTAGGTGATGAAGTTCGTCTTGTCACCAGAAGTCGGAGTGATGACCTTGAACGGGAGTTCGATATTCAGCAAGTCCACTCCGGCGGCATTGTCGTCCTTGTTCTTCACCGTGGCTTTTCCGGTCATCAGCAACGAGCCTACCACAATGTCCATGCGCTTGTGGGCGGCAAGGAGTACCTGCCGGTAATCGTCGTAGATGAAGTCCACGATGTCACGCATGGCCTGCACCTGGTCGGCTGTCTTTGCTGCGTTGTACTTGTCAACCAAGTCCTGCAAGTCGCTCAGGCGGTCAATGGAGATTTGGTAGCGGTCGCCCAAGTAGGCGATTTCACCATACCCCGAACCGATTTCCCTACGTTCACGGATAGGCTTGGCGCCATAGCGTGAGTTGATGGAACCGGCCATCACGCCTGTTACCGTGCCGATGTAGTCCTTGAATACACGGGTTGTTGTACGGCGGAAGTCGAGATACTGCTGCCAATAGATAGCATCCTTACGGGTCTGAAGGACGCGCTGAATGACCGCGTTCACGATGTTCGGGTCATTGAAAAGTGTATGAATGGTTAGCATCATAATTCGTGTCCTCCTTATTCGTTAAATTGGAAATAAGGCATGTTGGCCTTGTCCTTCGCATGGAAGGGAATGGCCAATTTAGCCGGTTCAATCTCAAAGGCTCTCATCAGAAGAGCTACCAGCACAATGCCGTTTTCAATCTTCGCACGTTCGTAAAGTGCGGAGTTGGCAGTTACTTTAGGAGTCTTGCCGGTAGCTGCGGTCGCCTCAAAAAGAACTGTTCCAACTTCCAATGTCGTACCAAAGTCTGCTGCAAGAGTGAGCGTATCATAATTAGGGTCAGACTTATCAATGGAATTGACTGTCGCCCCGTTAGAACCGTTACCCAAGTGCATTCCTGCATAAGCGAACGATTTTTTCTTGATTTTAAGCGTTGTGTTACTTCCGGTCGTGAATTTTTCAGCCACTTCTACACGGATAGCTACTTGCGCTGTTTTCTTCTTCAAGTCAGCCGCAATGGGCGTGAATGAAGGCAAATACTCACCGACGGGAAGGTTTGCCGTGTCGAGCTTGTACGGGCCACGTCTGGGGCGTCCGGTCTCGACATCATAGCGTTCCTCCTTGACCTCTTCGGGAGTAAGGTTGTAAGTAAATCCTGCTGCCATGATTTTTACTTGTTTTGTTGTTCTACAATCTGTTTCGTGTCGTTCTCAATCATCTTTGCGAACTCACTTGTCTCTTTCTCCAGTTTCTGCTCGGCAGTCTCCGGAGCTTTGTTGAACTGGAATCCCGCATTGGTCATTTCCTGCTTCACGTCCTTCATATAGGTATCCAAGTCCGTGTTTTCGGGGATTGTGCGGTCTTTCAGCATGAAATCGGGAATACCGTACTTCTTGGCCACCGATGAGATTTGCGCCATGCGCTGTGCCTGTGCCTCTTTGGCTTCAAAAGCCGCCAGCTTGTCGGAGAAAGGCTTGATGCCTGCGGCGATACCGTCGGCTATCAGCTTGGCGATGTCCGGCTTTTCGTCCGGCTTCGGCTCTGGCTTCGGTGGTTCGGGTTTCGGGTTCTCGATTGGCTTTCCGTCCTTCAGTCCATGCTTCTTCTCGTAGTTGGTCACTGCCGATACTTGCGCCTGTCCTGCACGGAAATCGCCGTAGTTGTTCAACACGTCCGAAAAACTGATGCCCTCCACGATGGAGTTCACTTTCGTTTCGTCCGTCACGCCTTCCGCCTTCTTCGTGGCGATACGGGTTAAGGTAGCAGTGTCCACACCCGGAAACTTCGTTTGTAGTCCTGCCAAAATTTGTTCAAAGATTGTCATACCGTATGTTCTTGATTGATAAATTTATACGGTAAAGTTACGGATATGTATATGTGAGGTGAAATTTTAGAAGATGCGATACGAAACAATTAGGAGAATGTTTGTTTTTAGTGGATTTAAGGCAAAAAGAAAGCGCGAAACCAAGTGGAATCGCGCTCGAAAAAGTCTTTTTAGTATGAATCAGAGTCCAAGCATGGCTGCTGGCCGTATATTCAATATGCGACAAAGCATTCGTGCAATCTTTAATGTGGGTTCGGAACGCCCGGCAATATAATCGTTCACACGGGATGGGCTTACACCTATCTCGCTGGCCAGTTGTTTTTGAGTCATACCCTTTTCTTCGAGGGAAAGTTCTATCAGTTCTGCAACTGTAGGCTTTTCAATGGGGAAATGCTCCTTTTCATACGCTATCACTATGTCCGACATCATGGTCAGTTCCACGGCATTCTTGTCATTGGCCGGAGTGTTGTCATCCACCAACGGAAGAAGCTCCTCTATCCTTGACTGTGCGAACTCATATTGTTCTTTTGTAATCTTGCTCATAATGTCAACAATTTAAATGGTTGAACAATCCAGTTTATCATATTCTTCATGTGTGCACACTTTCCGGATGAAAATATATCCTATCGTGAATTTCACGACAACAATAAGGCGATAGTTGTTGCCCCGTATATTGAACACGTAATGTTGGTTGCCCACATAGTCGGTGGCAGGGAAATCGACCTTTATGTCCGACAGATTTTTCCACTCTGCCTTTTCCGCCACATCGTACCAGCGTTCGAGAGCTACCCGCGAATCCTCGCGCCCCTTCGTTTCGTAGAACTCTTTCAGCCGCTTGTGTGATACAATTCTCATAACTCTTTTATTTGAATGCAAAAATAACAAATAATTTTGAATTATAGAATTTGTACGGCGATAAAATTTTATAAAACAGAACAGCGATACCCGAAAGAATATCGCTACCTTGTATGAATATACCATAGGAGACTACTGGTTCACATCCCTACTGTTGAACTTTGATAGTTGTTCCTGCTTGGAGATTTCATTTTGCTGCTTTTCGGCTTGTTCTTCCTTTATCTGCTCGACCTCATCCAGCACGTTGTCCACATTGCCAACGAAGGTAATGGCGTGTTCTTGCGACCATATCTCACCATTCTTAGCCTTGATGGCTGTGTCTATCTTGTCGGCAATGTTCTCCAGTCGGTAAGGTTGCATCTGTACATCAACATCAATGGTTTCGGAGGCGGCTTCGAGCGAAGTGTTGATTGTCCCAAGTGCGGAGACAAGGAAATTCACACGTCGTTGCATGAACTCGCCGACCGTTTCGTTCAGGTTCTCCACGTTGAGGTGGGTGGACATGAATACATAATCAAAAGCAACACCGGACACAGCGTTTCCCGTTCCCTTCAGACTGTCGAAGGAAATGCGCGGCGTATTAGTCAAACCGTATATCTGAGAAAGCAAGGTTTCTACTTCAAATTTTACTGTTTCAGGCACTTGGTTCCAAGTCAGGTATTGTGCGTTAGCATTCAAACCGGTTAGTTGCACGACACGATTTTTCAATTCTCCGCTCAACTGGTTCACGTCTCCGAATAGCATCAGGATAGGGAAGAAATGGTAATCTATGCAATCGGCATAGTTGGAAAGGAGTTTCTCCAGTCGTATGCGGAGCGTCTTAATCTTCTCACAGTAGGCCTCGGGGCGATACATGTAAATTATAGGCATCTTCTTGAAACCGTGCCGGAACGAGCCTGTTTCCTGCCAGCCGTTAGTAAGCTCCCACTGGTAGACCATTTCCTGCGTGATGGTCATAAAGCAGGTTATTTCCATGTCGTTCAAGTCCTTCCGCTTATACTCACGTGAAAGAGCCACGAGATTTCCCATATCATCAAAGAACGGATAGAGCTTGTCACCCCGGAAAGGCGACCACAATACGCTTTTCAAACGGTACTCTGGTCGGGAACTGCCAAATATCTCCGCCACCTTGCGCTTGAGTTTTGCCCAGAAACCATCATCTTTCACTACGTACCAATACTCGGCTACCTCCTGCTCGGCCAGCCATGCACGGACAGCCTTTTTGTTTTGGTATTTGATTTTGTTCTTCTTGAACACCTGCTTCAACGCCGACAACAAGCCTTCTTCCGACTGTTCGGGCTTACAATCGAGCACTGGCTCCGTTCCTACGGTGAAAGCCGTCTGAATGTTCACAATGTCCTGCTCGATGGGCAGGGCGATGCGGTTTGGGTCTACCAGCTTCTTCTGCTCCGGCTCCACGTGTTCCTTGCCCGTTGTCGGGTCAGTGTACTTCTGCTCCGGCTTTAATGTCACTTTGATTTTGGGATATTTCTCTTCGTCAGTGATAATCTCGTGACGGTTGGGGTTCCAATCGTTGTAGAGCTTCACCGCGTCGGGAAGGTCTGTCTTGCGAGCCTTCTTCAAGTAGTATATCTTTTGGTCTGTGTCTTGCAAGGCAAGAACTTCTGCTAATGTTCTCATATCACATTGCTAATTTAGGTTCATATTCCTTTATCCGTTTGATTGATAATTCATAATAATATTTATCAAGCTCAAATCCGATGTAATTCCTATTCGTGTTCATACAGGCAATGGCAGTCGTGCCACTGCCCATGCAGTTGTCAAGCACCGTGTCGCCCTCATTTGTGTATGTCTTTATCAAATACTCAATTAAAGCGACAGGCTTCTGCGTAGGGTGTGGAACTTTCTCATGCGAGTTACCGATTACCGTTGTCTGCTCTATAATGCTTCTTGGATAAGACATATTATCGGAAGATATATCCGACTTATAATCATACTGCTTCCCATAATTACAACTTTCTTTTTTCGACTTCTCTACTATGCCTATAAAACTTCTGTTTAGCCTATTTTTATGTAAAACAGGATGGTATGTACATTGATTTGAATAAAAAACAGTTATCATTTCGTGCTGTCTAAGAGGCTGATTTTTCGCATTCAGTTGACCAGTTGGATGCTTTTTGTTCCACACCCAATCATATTTATACATTTCGATATTTGAAAGACGAAGATATGAAGCAAACGGCTCACAAGCGAACAGTATTATAGCACCGTTGCTTTTTATGACTCTTTTGTATTGAAGCCAGAGATTTTCAAATGGAATTACAATGTCCCACTTATTCCGTGTTGAGCCGTAAGGCAAATCACATATTATGCAATCTACATTCCCGTCTGGTATGCGTTTCATGCCTTCCAAACAATCCTCGTTATATATTTTGTTCAGCTCTATCATATCTCAAACCTTTTAATGTCCGAATATCCCTGAATAGTCCTTTGGTTTCAAAATGCGCCCCAGCAAAACGGAAAGCACATAGTAACGTGAGGCATCTATGCAATTATGCACGAGAACTCCATTTGCGAAGAACTCGTGCATATTCTCTACCTCTAAGTCATAGACGTTAGCAACTTCTTCACTTACTATCTCTATCTTTTTTATTTCTGATGCTTGCAGCATATTTTCCGCCACAACTTCTGCAACAGAACTCTGTGCTGCTATATTTGTTTGCGACAAATTCCTTTCCACACCATTTGCATTTTCGTGTTTCGTTGTCAATGCCTGAATGGTATCTAAATGCTGTTTTACACTTGTTTGAACAAAACTTGTGGTTTCCGAGTGGGAAAGACTGAAATTCTTTTCCACACCACAGACACGTATATACTTCGGGCTGCATATTTTCTCGCTGCTTTTTAGCGTGTTCACTATGCCATTTTTTGCCTTCATCAGTTCCATGCCACTTGTTCGCAAATGTCCTTGCATAGTCCATACGCTTTTTAAAATCATCAATGCCCTTTTCTTTAATTTGTTCATCTGTGTGCATCTTGACATGGGAATGACCTTCGACAAGTTCAAGATTGCCGATTTCATTATTCCATGTATTTTCATCTTTGTGATGGACGTGATAGTCTTTTGGTATATCCCCATTATAGAATTTCCACACTTCTCTGTGAAGTCGTTTTGTTCCACGAGAGAAATATCTTTCTCCATCGTATAAACGATACTCTTTCCCATTAAAGATTTGCACGTATAAAGTACGTCCGTTTTCGTCAAGTCTTTTAATTGTTTCCATCCATTTGTAGTTTTGAATTTATGTTCAGGCGTTGCCTTAATCTCAACTACAAAGTTACTAAAAAATATTCTAATATGTAATATCTTTCTGCATCCATTATCAAAAAACTTGCATACCCTTTGATAGCCATTAGAAGTAAGAACGTACTCACCAATAGAAATGGCATCAATCCGCTTTCTCCCATTAATAGTTTCTACGAAAGTTTCACCCGTAAAGCAATGATTATCCTTATCTACGGGTTGGTTGATATAATTCCCGTCCTTATCTTTATCCCATACGTAATTTCTTTGTTCACGTTGCAAGTTGTACGACCTCCGGGTAACAAATACCTCCATATCCTTCATTTTGTCGATTCCTGCCAAGATTGAGCCTTGTCCTTTCTCTGTTGCGTAAATGTTTACCCCTCCGTTATGTATCTCCTGAATAAGCCGAGGGTCTGCACTGTCGGCATACACGTTCAATCCCCACGGGCGGAGCGACTTCACAATATCCGATGAAAGTAAGTTTGTACGGTAGTCTATCTCATCCAAATAAAGGGCGTTGTCGATGATTCCACATCGTACCGCAGCGGTGGGGTCAAGTGTATAACCGAAATCCAGCCCGATACCCACTTTCTTGCACCACTGAGGAAACTCGTCCACAATGCCCCACTTCTTGAACACAGCACCCTCCGCCACGTCTGCCCAGCGGCCTATCACCGTGTGGGCGTACTTCTCCGGGTTGTCCTCTTTCATCTGTCGTACTTCCTTCAGGAACTCGTCTGAAAGATGGTCGAGGTTGTCGAAGTAAGTGGTATGGATGTGCAGCACGTTAGGATGCGTGGAAATCTGAACGGGGACACCGTCAATCTCCACCAGTTTGTGCGTGTTTTCGATGTACTTCTTATAGATGAAGTGGTTGCTGTCCGTGGGGTTCATGATGATGATGATGCGGTTCTGAATACCCTTCTGACGGATAGAGAGCATGATTTTGTCAAAGTCCTGCTCGTTAGTCCATTCCTCCGCTTCATCACAAACAAAAGTTGTAATCCCGTGGATAGACTTTAATTTTGCTGTTTGATTCCCTGAAGAAGTTTTAATTCCCCGGAACATGATGCGTCCACCGCTCCGGCGGTTGATGATGTCCGTCTTTGTGGCTCGGAAGTATTTCCCGGTACCGTCCATATCTATCTTCTCCATCATTTCGGGGATGATACTCATGTGGGCGGAAACCATCGTGTAACGGGAGTAAAGGATGGTGTGGGCAAACGACCTGTCCAATGATTTCTCAAAGGTCAGCCGCTCGATGAAGGCGGAAGCATTGAATGACTTTCCGCTGCCACGTCCTCCGGTGATAAGTATGATGAATTTCTCCTTATCCGTGTAGAGTGGGGTGTATATAGCCTGGGGTTTAATCATTGGTGTTGTCGTTTATCCATTTCTCGATGTCAATACTTCCATTGGAGGACACATCTTCATCGTCCTCTTGCTTCTTCTCAACCTTGCGCCATTCCTCATCATGGTGGTACAGCCAAGTGGAGAGAGCCTGCATATTGGGTGGGAGTTCGGTTTCACCTTCTGTGGTTTGTATCTCTTCGTCTTCGGTATAAACTCCGTCTATTTTCAGCTTCCGGGTGGTTACGGTCTTGTTCTTGATTTTCTTACCACCCAAAGCAGCTTTGAGATACGCGCCACGCACGATGGAGTTGATTTTACGGCGACCGCGCGCTAAGACTTTAACTAATCGGGCAGACCTGCGTTCGTTTTCCTCGTCCGACCACTTGTCATAGTTACCATTCTTCATACATGAAAAGGCTTCGGGAGAGAGCGAAACGCCGAACTTGTCGTCCAGCGCATCCGCTATCTCCGCATCGGTCAATCCCTGCATGGAAAGCGCAAGGATTTCATCGTAGAAATCATCACTATCGTAGTCGAACTTCCTCGGTCTTGCCATAAATTATACTTTTACAATCTCAAACTCATTAGCATACTCTTTACCAATCCATTCAGCCATTTGCTTTTCTGTTGCTGTTTCATAAATTCGTCCACGTTTTGATAGATGTCTATTTAAGAATCGTTCTCGGCTTCCAAATTTTCCATACTTTTCACTATTTGATAAACCTTTTGCTTTACAGAAAAACAATCCTGTTTCTTTATGTTTGAATTTTATTGCCATTTTACTCAATTCGTTCTATTTGTTCATCGAATACTTCACCTTTGATAAACTTTTGATAAGGGTCATACCCGAACCGCTCACAGAAAGCAGCCTTAGCGTCCCACGTGTCAAAGGACAGCATCAAGTAAGCATCCATGTTTGCGGCTGTTTCCTGTGCCTGTTCCTTAACCTGCTGCTTCACGTCCTTCATGTGAGCGACCTTTTCGGAACGCTCCAACTGACGGGCTGCTTTCTCGGCTTCTTTCTGCTCGGTTACAGGCTGCATCATTTCTTCCAATGCTCCAGCCAAAGAGTTTTCTTCTTCGGTCTGCAAAAGAAAGTCGCAGCCTATCATGTTCAAGTCAGCATCGGTAAGACCTGCGTCCTTGTAGTCAATATCGGGAACGAGGCGAGCCAAAATCGTAATCCCAAGAGCCTTGCGCGTTAGGGTTGTTCATCAGGATGTTTAATTCTTTCTCCTGCTTCTCGTCCACGTCTATGACATCGACACGGATTCGGTAGTCGTTATCGGGAAATTTCTGCAACTCGTCCATGACGGACAGACGCTGGTGCCCACTGACTACGGTCAAACCTGTACGCTTGTTTACCACGATGCCACCCACCAAGCCGAACTTTTTTATTCCACGCTTCAATATCTTCCGGCTTTCGTCTGACAACTTACGGGGATTATAGTCGGCAAAGTGAATGGCAGAGCGGTTAAGTTCCATCGATTCGCTCTTTATGTACTTGCTTAGTTCCATGTTAGCTATTGCTTAAACCCATATACACCCGTCTTGATACTCTTTGAAATGGAGAAGCACCTGCATTCAAGATATTACCCACATATCTGCTTCTGGCCGCCTCAATGCGGTTTCTTCTGCCTACATACGTCTCCACATTAATGCTTCCATTTCTAAGCTGTTGTCTCGCCGTCCTTTCCAACCTATTTGCTTGGATTTCTATATCAGCTCTTGACCTTCTTCTAACTCAGCAATCCTCCTATTGGTTTTGTTTGTTATAATTATAATATTCTTCCTGTTAGCTTAAATGTATATCCATTTACACTCTTATAACCTCGTTTCCCATTCAAACAACTTGTAACATTTCCGTTGTTCAAATTATTAACGCGGCACATTTCTCTTATGCTTGGATATGTTCCAATAACGACACCATCTTTTAACAACTGCACCTCCTTTTTGGGGCGTTCACACACGTTGTTACGTGGAATATATAAACCTGTTCTAATTGCGTGCCTGATATTCTCTGATTGAGTAACCCATTCAAGATTTTCAAGCCTATTATCAGACTTTATACCATTGATATGATTTACCTGCATATCAGGATGAGGTTCAGTAAACGCATCCATAACAAGCCTATGCACTTTACACGTTTTACCTTCTCCATTGAGTTTTTTCAGCTCAATGTACATATATCCTTTTCTTGTTGGAAATGGTTTAAGAATTTTGTCGCGTACAACAATTTTCCCCTCTTTACCTGCAATTTTGCTGCCGTGTCTATACTTGATATTCTTTACTCTTCCAAGATTTGACACAAGATAAAGACCTTCATATCCGACTACATCTTTCCAAACTTCATCCATTGTTATTTTGCTTATTATCATATTCAAATAAAATCCTACGGCTCATAGGGAATACTTGATATATTCTTTCCAAATCTTGAGGATAGTTTTCTCTTAGCCACAAAAAGCAATCTAATGAAAATCCGACCCCGTTTGACGCCTTCAAGCTGTACCGTACCGGTTCGGGAAGATTGTGTTGCTTCATGTATGCCAACACATCTTTCTGCGTCCAGTCGCTCAACGGATAGCACATACCGTTGTTTTCATACCCGTTGGCTTCATATCCTTTCAGCATCAGGCGGCGGTTCATGCCATCGGCTTTCTTCATTCCCAAGAATGCGTAATGTATGCCGTATTTGAGTTGCATAGCCTTGACCACATCCGCCAACTTCAACAGCTTCACCTTTGGATTGGGTACGCAATACAAGCCGCTGCGAAGAATGTATGTCAAGTTCCAGTGCGGTACTTCGACAAACTCAATCTTCGGGTATCTGGCTTTCACCCATCCAATCCAGCGGTCTATGTGTTCAAGATGTTGCACAAAGAACATAAACACGCACACTATACGCTCAAATTTCGGATAGAGCATATCCAGCAAGACAAGGCTGTCCTTGCCTAAAGAACAAAACAGCAAAGCCGAATCCGATTTTTCACGAATCCGGTCAATGCTGTTATATGTCCTTTCTTGCAGTGTCATCGTTATCCGCCCGATAAGCCTAAGCCTGTACGAATGTTACGATACTGCTGTTGCCGGGTGATGTAACGTCCACCCTGCGATAATCTGCCGGTAGTGGGGTCTGTCAAACCTTGGCGACCACCACGATAACCGCTGCTTGAATAAGTAGTCCTTCTTCTGACTCAGCTTCAAATTAAAGATTAAACATTTTTATCTATCACTCTGCCCAAGTCGTAAACGACCTGTGCTGCCAAATATGGTTCACCGTTATACTCGTACTCGATGAGGTTGTGATTTTCGTCCTCAAAGAGTTCTATGCGTGCGTCCTTGACTTCTACCAATGCACTTGCCCGGTCTTTATTGTAGCCAACGTAGAACCGGATAGCGTCATACTTGCGTGGTATCAAAATACCATCTTCTTCTTTGCAGTAGCCTTCTTCGTCCAGTTCGCAATACTTCTTCTGTGTATTTGGGCGAATTTCACGAAACTCTTGCGTTTTCGTACCAGCTAAAATTTCATCAAAATACTTCTGTTTGATGATTAGTGTCAAAATTTCCATAATCGTGTAATTTATAATAAGTTTGTTGCGGGGGTGGTAATCGAAACCACGACCTTCACCAAGTCAAAGTGACGAGCTGACCTCTGCTCTACCCCGCGATAATCCATGTTTCAAAGTTACTTCTGCAAACAAAGATAGCGAAATAAATCCGGCCTTTCGCTTTCACTAAGGCCGGATTGTGAAACATTCACCGGATTGTTTGTCATTTACCGCTTAATTGATTATATAATCTTTCTGCCGCCTCATAGCTTTCTGTTGGCAGTGCGAAACAATCGCCTCTATCAGTATAGAACCCAAGTTCTTCATCATAGTCCATCTTTTCTACAATGATACCCAAAGAACGCAATATCGCATTGACTTCATCTATTGTCAGGTAGCACAGAGAAAAACGCTTTGTCTTATGGTTGTAATTCAGTTTTATAGCCATCTTAAATTAGAATAATAAATACCGTCTAAAATCCTATAATCGCCATATAATCTCACTTCACCCTTATACATCATTGCAAACCGAGAAAAGCCACATATCTGCCTTATCGCCCAGTCTGCTTGCGAAGATCCGTATCCGTATTTCAGTATGGTAGGGTAAATCTTCGCTCTAAAGGCCGTTTCGCTGTCAGTCATATCACCAACAGGACAGATTGGCAAAATGCCGTTGTGGGCAAAATAAATACCATCTAAGCTGAATGGGTGACAGTTTGCCCTACATATTGAGCCATGCGTGGCCAGCCTGAAATGAATGATGCAATCTTCATCGTCACTCACCTCTGATAAATGGCATAAGAAAGTACGATAATCCAAGCCCTTATGAAAATGATTTGTCGAAACAAAGCCATAACCGTTATGATTCAACCTTTTTATTTTTCCAAGAATATCCCGGCTTGGCATCGGGACATTCTTGGGTTTATAGATGATGCAGCACATAGTTATCGAAGTATTTCAGCACGCTGTTTGAAGAATGATTTTTCTTTCGTTGTCAAGAAAGGTATCTCATCTATCGAAGTGACTTCTGCCTGTAGTACATTCTTTTTAGACCACGCAACCAACTTAGCACAGAAGTTCACCCAATTAGAAATCTTCTCGAAGTCTGTGCTACCCTGGTGCTGTCTGAACTCTATCGTTCTGTGACGTGAGTAAGAACAAGCGTTTACTTTGTAATACCTGTTGCCACTCATTACGTCATAGACATCATTCTTGCTCGTGCAAAATGAAAAGTCTTTGCCTTGCAGACTTCTGCACCACTGACTGTTATTCTCGCGTCTTGAACGAGCCATGAACGTATCTATCACCTTCTCTAACTTCTGATAGTTCTTGAATACGTTCACATAGGCTTCATCTGACAAATTTTGCGCACCAATATGCACATGCAGGCCAGTTGATACGTTTACTTGCGCATTAGCCTCATTCAATGCCTTACAGCAATTTTCAAGACTTTTCATACCCACCTTACCAGTCAGTACAGGCGATACGCATTCGATAGGATTTTCGCCTCTGATAGAACTGTCAGATACAAACTTGTAATAGTGATTGTTGTCTTCGTGATTGTACCCCTCATACTGAAAAGGCATTGCGTTTCTCGTAGCACATTCACGCATCACGCTTGATGCTACCAGGCATTCAATTTCAACGCCAAATGTGAACTTAAATCGTTCTGTAACTTGCTTAGGCAGATCAGACAGAATGATATCAATCTCATGCTTGCGCAGCCCCAGTTTTATAAGGGCTTCTTTCTTTGATGTCTTAGAACCTTTGCCAGTCTTGATGTCTTGAATTTCTTCGTTTAAACTCTTCATAATCGTGCTCTTTATAAAGTTAGTAATCGTGTAAATTATGTAGGGCTTTCGCCCTGCTGGTTAAACTTACTTACGTGAATCTCTGAAATCAAGTTCTACAACTCTATGATACTTGTGAATATCATACAGCCCACTCGCGCACCCCATCGCTGATGCAAGCCTTACGATTTCTTCTACAGCACTCATAAGGTCTATGTTAGCATCTTTAGCCTCATTCTGTGCCTTGTCGTAATCTCTACTATTTCGTGCTTCGTATTGCACCTTCTCAGCTTCTTCAACACGCTTCATAGCTTCGTTGATAGACTTGATTTCAGCCTTAATCTCTTTGATGTAATCACTACTTGTTGTCTTCATAATCGTGTATCTTTAATTGTTATTATCTCTTGTTGACGTTGCAAAGGTATAGTTATATCTAAACATAGACAAGTAAAAGTTTAGATTTAACAAAACATTAACACAATACACGAGTTAAGTTAAAGCTGTATAAAATAGTTGTTATGTTTAGGTATTACATTGTTTAATCGAATTAAATCAATATCTTTGCATTCAGTTATAACTAAACAATATTAATATGGATATAAAAGCAGTGATAAAAGCTCGTGGATATACTATAGAGCGTATAGCTAATGAATGGGAGAATGTAAACGGGAAACCTATAACCAAAGGAGCTCTGTCTCAGTCAATCAATAAGAATCCTACTGTTGATACCCTTCAGAGAATAGCTAATGTTATAGGGTGTAAGGTAGGAGATTTTTTTGCTGATGAATTGGATAATTCTATCATTTGCCCTCATTGCGGAGGCAAGATACATTTCGATGGAAACACAAGAATACCAGAACACAAGAATATACGAGGTAAAGAATATTATCAATGAAAGGATATTACATAAATCACACGCATTTTGACGGAACTCCAAAATGGTATGTGGAAAAGGAATATAGATATAACGTGGTATATCAAATCACGATAGGAAATGCCAAATATATAGGTTCTTCATGTGATTTGATGAAAAGGCTATACCAACATGTAAAAAACCTAAGAGATAATAATCATCATTCTGATGTATTACAGAACGAATTTAATAAATATCATTATTACGACTTAAACATTTTAGAAGTCTTAGGGAAAGGTGTTTCATATAAAGAACTTTTAGAACGAGAACGATTTTACATAGAAAAACTACACCCAAATGCGAACATACAAAATTCTATATCTGTTAAAAACAAAACAATTAAAGTTTATTTGGAGAAAGATGTTTCGTCGCGCCTATCCCAAATTAAGCATAAGAACATTTTCATAAACAATGCAGTAAGAGAGAAACTTGAACGGGAATTAAAGCCGGAAGAATAACCCTCCGGCTTTTTTATCAGATTAGCCCTTTGTCTCGTAATCGCTTTACGATTTCGGCATAAAGATAGTCAATATCTTGCCGGAAGTCCTTATATTGCTGGTAGATAAACACAACATCGGATATATTGTTTGAAATAACGCAAGGAGAAACATCTGGGAATATTTTCGATAGTTCCGCACGTATTCCATTAGGTAAACGACCCCCAGCTAAGACACTTGGAGCGAACAAAAATAAAGATATAAATAAAAACTTTTTTCGTTGGTATACGCTATCAATTTTAGGAGCACAGTCCCTTTCCTCCAAAGCGTCACAGAATAGAGAGTAAACTTCAGGAAGTAAATAAATGTCAGATAGGATAGGAGAAGATAGCTCGTTTTCTCGTTCCGACAATCTTGATTTCTGTTCACGGAGGTAGTGTAAAATAAACTGTGTCACGCATTATTTTTCTCTATAAAACTCATCGGT